AGCACTGTTTGCTGAGAATGGATCGATATAAACTCTGTACTTACCGTTGATAGTACCAGCAAATGTATTACCAGTATCGTCAACCTGTAGGTTAGCGTTAAGAGCAGGAGTGTAATCAAGTACACCAGCCATGGTTAGAGCAGATGCTACATCAGCACTTGTCATGATGATGTTGCCCTTTCCACGACGAGTCCTTTGTGCGATTCTGTTAGCGTCTCTTTCGATATTAAACAGAAGACCCTTGAACTTCTCAACTGACCATCTACCATTGGAGTCAACATCTAGATCAAAGAATCCAGCGTTGGCAACATTGACTTGTGATCCTGCTTCAGCAGTCTTATAGATTGTTCTAATAACTTCTCTGTTAATCTCTGCAAGAATTTCAGAAGAAAGTATGTTTGCTAACTCAGCCTCAGCGTTCAATCCGTGGATTGCACGAAGGTCTTGAGCAAGTTCCATGCTGTACTCTGCCTTTAGTGCTCTAGACTTAGCAGTAACAGTTACCTTCTCGATGGAGAATGCCATCTCGTTGAAGTCACCGTTAGCACCGTCACCTAATGCTTCAGAGTCTCCAGTCGCCATACCTTGACCGATTGAATACTGTGACTGAACTGCATCAGATGCTGTTCCTTCAAGTATCGCAGGGTTAGTTCCACGCTGTGTTGCAGTTGAACCGAAACCAACAGTACCGTCGTCGTCAGTAGCATCAGTGTAATTACCCTGAGTTGACTGACCGATGTTAGTTCCTGCTTTGTTTGCAGAGAATGCAGAATCTGGTTCGTTGAAGAATGATTCTGTTCCAGACTGATCTGTGTATCTGGATCTCATTGCAAAGATTAGTCCAGTAGGACCGTTCATTGGTTGAACACCTGCTAACTCGTATGCAACGAGGTTAGGCATTGATCTTCTAATCAATGAAATTAGTACTGGGTCGAAACCTGCAGTAGGACCTGCGTCTGCTGATCCTGCACCGAATGCACCAGAGCCACCTACAGCGTTACCACTGTTTGTAGGAGCTGCTTCAGTAAGCATTCCGTTGCCAGTTTCAAATGCTTGTTGTTCTTTTAGAAAACGCTCTTGGTTTTCAAGGAGAACCGCCGTTGTTGATCGTCTGTGGGAATCCTTAATAGGATCGACCCCATCAGCATCGAGAAGTGGACCCCACTTCTCCATTAATTGTTCTGCGTTGTACATTGTACGGGGGGATAGTGTTTAAATTTGCGAGTTATTTTGCCATTCCAAGGGCTTTAAGATAGTTGCTCATAGAATCAGAAGTTGCTGATCCAGCACCCTCGGCAGTCACACCCTCTGAGAGAGTTTCGACTTTATTGGTAGAACTTTTGGTTTCACTAGGGAAATAAGATTCTCTAAGTGTAACTAGTTTCTCACGGTATGCGTTTTCACTCTCAAACTCAACACCTTCAGATAACGATCCTAACTTTTCTTTTTGTGTTTCAGCAAGTCCTTCGGCTACTTCACGGAAAATTCCATCTGCTGTAGATTCACCTAGGCGTTTGTTGAGAGAAATGTTTGTTTCGATCTGTTCGTTAAGTCTGGATTCCATTTCATCTAATTTGGAGACCATACTCTCCAATACATCATATTTGTCGTCAGGGATTGATACATAATGATCTTCAAAAAGACTCTTCATTCCATTAAGGAATGATTCTGTCATTTCAGTTTTGAGTCCATGCTCTACTTCAATCTTGTTCTCAGACATCCACTCAGAGGAGACATACTCCAAATAAGCATCTGTTCTTTCGATCAAGTCTGTCTTAGTAGACTCAAGTTGTTCAGACATTGTTTTTTCAAACTCAGCTGTCATCTCTTCTTTAACAGCATTAACCTTTTCAGTTACTGCTGCTTCAAAAATTGTTTTAGCTTTTGCTTGAAACTCTTCTGATAGCTCTTCGCCACCAAATAGAGCAGCAAGATCTTCTTCGACATCCACAGTTGGAGTAGTCTCCTCTTCGGATGGTGCTTCAGCAACTACTTCTGCTGAATCTTCTTTAGCTGGCTCGTCACCTTGCTTAAGAACTTCTGTGCCGATAGACTGCATTGAGTCTGCTTTACCAGCACCTTTGTTTACGATATCAGATACCGTTTTGATTTTGGGTTCTTTAAGCTTGGCTGAGTCGTTATCTGACTTATAATTCTCAGGAGTAGGTCCTCCTAGATCTTCATAAGATGCAGATGCTCCTGGAGAAGTTGAGTCATCAACTTTCTTCATACCGTCGCCAGCCTTCGCACCCCTTGTTACAGGATTTTCCATTTCTTGTAATTCCTTAGCGGACATTTGTGAACTCTCCGATTAGATCTTGATATAATCTATGTTTATTTATAAAATGTTAGAGATTTGATAGGAAGTTTTGGAACAATCCTAGCTTATTCTCCTCCAGTTGTTTTTGGTCAACCATAGTATTGACCGCTTTATATGTCTTAGCTGCAAACCTTTCTCTTACTATACCACCGTCCCATACCCAATCCTTTCCTTCCATAATACCTTGTACAAAGGCATCAGGTGCGGATGGATCAGCTACGATATCAGCAGCAGTTGCAAGATGGAAATCATCAGAGACAATTTTTACACCTTCGTTATTAGTAGTAAGTGTACCAAGACCACGAGATGAAACTCCTAGTTTGACACCCTCATCGATTAGATTCTTAGCAATCCTTCCCATTGGTGTATCAAGGATTTTCGCCTTGCCAATAAAGTTGGAACCGTTTTCTCTAAGAGAAGTTATTTTATGTGAGACCCTATCTAGATTTACTGTTGGACCTTCGGGATGACCCAATTCGCCAAGAGCACGACCACCAGCTATGAAACTTTCATTATATCTACCGACTTCTCTGCGAAGAGTGTCCATTGGATACATGCGTCCATTACGATTCTTCAAGTCACCTTGAAGGAAGATACCCTCAATAAACATAGATTTTTTACCGCCTCGCTCTTCGACGATAATTTCTACATTTTCTAGTTCTTCTGTAATGAGTTTCATGGGGTTAATTAGTAAATCCTACTTTTACACCTTTAACATCAGCACCACTAGCAAATACTGTGAATGCTGGTTTCTTCTCAAGAATTGCGTCAGTACCTGCTTTGAGTGTGAATGATCCCACTCCAGTACCGCCTCTAGTTTCTTGAACGGTGATTACTCTGTCTGCAGCATTAGCATTGTAAAGACGAACACAAGTTGCTTGGGTAAAGCTTACCCCTGTACCAGCTGTAACTGGTACACTTATCTCGTCTGAACCGAGTAGTAATAGTCTATTCGACATTAGGTTCCTCTTCTGCTGTTGCTACTTCAGGGGACTCTCCACTTTCAACGCTTCCGAAAAGACTAGCTGCTGCAGCAGGACGAGTATCGTCTACTTTACCAGCGGCTTTTGCATATAAAAGGTCTTTGATCTGGTCGCTAATATCTGCTGCGGAATTACCCGAAGCTATCATATTGACTAGTTCTTCC